CCAAAGTTGATTAAACGGGGTTCCAAGGGTCATTGTCCTCGCCAGTGCCCTTGACCTCGATGTCGTTCACATACTGTATGTTGGCATCCAACATATTTGGAATGGTGAAGGTCAATTCATCCGTTTTGACCTGAACCGCCGCCACGTTGTTGGTAAGAATATCAACTTTTGTGTTGATTTGAGTAACTTCAGCACTTTGGGCAAGTTGAACTTGCGAACCGAAAAATAGACCTCGTGTGTATACGCCCTTATCCATTGGGCAAGTAATCCGATAACCAGTGACGTTATCGACAATCACAATCTTGAAGCCAGGTGCATCCAAGAAGCGGAAAGTCACGTTGCCTACGTTGCCAAGGTTTGTGCCTGTTGCGTAATTCGCTTCTGGTGTGGCGTTTGCAAGCTTCCACAGCGTAAAGTTGCCAGAACCGCCCTGAATCGTCACGGAAGAATTTCCCGCGCCATCTTCGATTGAGGCGGTAATAACTTCAGTTGTCGCAGCCGTTACCAGCTTTGGCGGTGTAGCAATGATTGTGCTGTATTTAGAACCAGCGGCAAGCACGCCCGATTTGATGGTGATGGTTGACCCTGTGATGGATTCCATAACCGAAGCGGAAGCGTTTACCGTTAAGTTGTAGTTGCCGATTTCCACCGCAGTGCCTGATCGCGTGGCAATTTGCCCCAATTTAATGAAGTCTTCTGACAAACGGCGATAAGCTGTGTAATCATAAAATTTGTTCAGCGTGTCAATGGCGGTATATGCTGCAACCGTAGCTTTAACCATTACATCCAAACCCACATCTTCAACGTAGATCGGTTCGTAGAACAACAATCCACCAGTGTTAGCCGCAAAGCTACCTGATTGACGTTGTTTGCCGTATAGCTCAATTGCCCATGAATATGTGCCAGCAGTGCCTGGTGGGATGTAATAGGAATAGTCGCCCGCTGTCGTGACTTCTTGTTGGAAATACTTGGTTACGCCTGAACCGTCATAAATGATGATTGACGAACCGACAGTGATGTTTTCAAACTTCCAGATGGTCGATGTACCTGCGCTGTCAGTGTAAATGGCAAAGATGTTGCCCGTGTTCGTAATCGTTGCAGCGCGGATTGTCGTAAGGTTTGCACCTTCGTTAATCGTGCCGCTGTTGTTGATCGTCCATCCCACATAGTAGGTTTGACCGCTTGCCACCGTACACTCATCGGGCTGTTGCAGGTTAGCAACTTGGTTCAGTTGGTACTGATACGCATCGTAAATCTGTTGGATTGTCAGAGTGCCTGTGACCGTCATCACCTTGGTGCTAAAGTTAAACGCTACACCTGTAATAGCCGCCGCGTTAGCAATCACCTTGTCAGTCGTTGGCAAACTTACATGAACGAATGTCGGGGTCGCTGCGCCGTTACCAATCAATGAGACTGTCGAGCTTTGCTTGTCGTAGCCGTAGCGACTGGAGTAAACCACATGGGTTTCAGCACCCTTGGTCGTTCCAGTGCAGAAATAAGCATAAGTGCTTTCGTTGACACTGCTATTTGCCCAATCCCACGCATACACAAACTCGCTTGTCGCCGCACCTGCCACGGTTGCAATTGCTTGCTGTGTTAGGTCGAAGGTTACGTCAGTTGCTACGCCTTTAGGTTTAACTCCCGCCACGTTTGCGCCTACGGGTTGATAGTACATATACCCGTTTGACAACAAATTACCCGCTGTGTCTTGCGCTCGAATGGTGATCTGTTTGGAAAATTCCAGCACGTTAAACCGACCGCTAACAGCAGCAACCGAACGCCAAACAATGTTTGTGCCTAGCAAGTTGTTTTTGAGGCGTGTCCATGCTGAACCATATAGAACAATTTGAGCGCCAGCGTAATACGAAGCCAGAATGTAGGTGGTGACATAATTTTCAATAAGCACCCGTGAAGCCACCGCCACCGATGCCAAGTTAATCTCTGGCCCGTCCGTGTCAACTGGTGTGTAACCAGCCAAACTAGTTTGAGGCACACCAAAGTTCAACCACACACCAACATAAGTTTTTGTAGCCGTAAAGTTGATAGCTGCTGTGGTGTTGTCTTGACGCAAACGAGCCTGACCTGTGCCTGTACCACGAGCGCAAAGAATCCAGCACAAATCGCCTGAAGTGGTAATGCGAGAGAAGTTATTAAAGTCAGTAGTCAGCCAGTCAGCACCATAGCGCACGCAAGCGTCAATCATGGTGAACTTAGCAGGGTAAAGCACGTTCGTACTTACCAGCTTCATACCCTTGTTGCCGTTGTTTCCTTGCCAATCGAAACCCGGATAAGGGAATGGTGCGTTGGCTGCCGCTGCTTTGCGACCATTAAAAATAATCTCTCCGCCCGTTGCGCTGCCACGAACCTCAAATCGGTTAGAGCAAGAGCCATCGTTGCGGAGTTGTGCTACCCGTGATTCGACGGTTAACGTGCCTTCAATGAACAAATCTTGCCCACCAATATCAAATATCCGATAGAGGTCGCCACGGTTTGTAATGGTGAACCCTGTCGCAGCACCGAGGCTTAGGTTCATCGTGTCCGTGCCTGTTTGCGTGATGCCCGTTTGACAAGTAAACGCTTGCGCTGAAAACGTGCCAAAAGCCGTGTCGGTGGTCAATGACGTGGCCGAAGTGATGGCCGTGATGGTCTTAGTCACACCACCCACGGTGATAGTTCCACCCACCCGAGGGGCTGTGGTTGCAGGTGCGCCGCCAATCGCAAAGGCAAACGCCGTGCCAACGCCTGTGACGGTGGTTGTGCTTGAGCAGCTTACCGTGCCAACCCCTGCGACTGCTGTGGTTCGTGCAAACGTCATTATTTATCCTTATTCCACACAAGCCGCCGAAGCTAGCCCGAAGTTGTCATTCTGCAAAGACGCCAATTGTTCTTGCGTCCGCTTGAGTTCTATTTTAACGCCTTGAGCATCAATATGGAACGAAATAGACGTAATAGACGCCAGCATCGCTACCACCCAAGGCATTAGCTTACTCATTGGGAGGCGTTTCGTCAGGTTTAGGTGGCTTCTTGCGCCCGTAATATCGCCCTTGTAATACTTTCAGTGCCCCAAGTCCTAAAACAAAGGGCAAGCCGTATATGGCGAGGTCGGCAAGTACCGCAGCCATTACATTGCCTGAATAAAGACTGTTTTACCCTCAGTCGGGACAATCTCAAGACCAATGCCAGCGGCTACGATCTCAAACGCACCTTCAGGCGTAGCAAACCATGTGCTGTATTGCTCTATGCCGTTTAGCTCATATGTCGATTCGCCAGCCCAAACAAGATTTGCGTCATACAGCGTGTATTTAAAGACAACATGGTCAAAGAGGTTATCTTGAATTGAAACCACATTGAATTGTGTGGCGTTCATTCGCTTGCCATTGGCGAAGGCGAGTTGTGGGACGATCTGAACTGTTTTCATTTTGAAACCTTTGAATGAATGAATGAGTAATAGTAAATCAAAGCCATTATCCCAAGGTCTTTGGTCAACCACATAGGGAAATAATGGTCAATTGGGTATGAGCCAAACTTCAAGAAGTGAATCGTCCGCACCACCTGGACAACAAGGCCAAAGACCAGCAGCGCAAATCCTACCTTTTGCAGAATGTGCATCTCTTGGCCGCTCATAAACACATAAATGAAAGCCATGCCAATAAAGAAGAAAGATGCCACCATCGAAATGGTTAGCCACATGGCGACCTGTTGTGCGTCCATTACTTCACCTTAAATGTTTCTTTCACTTCTTTAGCCACTTCAACAATATCTTTATTGTCCATGCGGTCAAAGAACTTCACAAATGCCTTAATCACCGTAAATGCAACCAATCCAATTGCGCCACCCACAGCCATTGAGGTATTTACATCATTGGGATTCATGCCCATATAAACAGCCAAAGCACCGCCAAAGATGATGGAGATACCAACCGCACTACCGCCAACAATGCAAGCCGTAGCCGCACGGCCATAGCCATCTAAGGCAGGGGTTTTTCGGAGGAATAAAACAAGCAAGGACATAAACAAGGCGCTAAGACCATAGTTTAATTTAGCAATGGCAAAAGATATAGCCGTAGAGAGGGGTTCCATGATTATCCTTTTAGAAAGTAAGAACAAAGTATTACTTCCCGCATTTTAGTCAGTAATCTCAACAGCACCAATAGCGCGTCCGGTTATCGGGTCACGCTCTAGCACACGGCGCTTGGGTCGTTTCATTTCGTCCACAGCGCCTACCAGTGAGGCAGAGACTTGGGCCAATGTATTGACGGCTTCGGCGATACCAGCACCTTGTTGGGCAGCGGATTGGCTCAGTGTCTCAGCGATCTCGTCAAACTTGCCACCTGAATCCACGGTGAACTGGTTGACGGGCTTCATTTGGGCTTGGGTCTGCATCTCAGCGATCTGCAACTTTGTCTGGGCATCCAATTGGGCTTTGTAAGCCTGGCGCTCAGTCTCGGCCTGTTGCTTCATTTGCTCCAACATCATGGCCTGTTCAGCCTTGAATTGCTCAACCTGGGCAGTCGTTTGGGCTTTCATTTGCTCCATTTGTTGCGCGCTTTGGAGCTTCATCTGTTCAGCTTGCATGGTCTGTTGCATCTTGGCCTGTTCCATCTGTTGCATGGCTTCGGCTTGTTGCTGTTCAGGCGATGGGCCTTGAGGCTCTTTAGGTGCGTTCATCTTTTCGATGGTTGTCTCCAGAGCCGATTCAAGCGAACGGCCACCCTTGAAGGTTCTCACCACAAACTGCAAGACCTCACCAATCAGCGGGGCCATTTCAGGCACTTGTTGAGCCATTGGCAGGGCATCACGCATAGTCGTGCCGAACGCTTGCATGAACTCGGTTCTAGAGGCTTTCTCGGCCTGTTCGTCCATCTCGACCAAGCTATCAGACGCCACTTCAATGCGGAATGAACGGGCTGGTTCAGACTTCATCAACTGAATGGCTTGCTCGGCGTAAGGTGCGTCATCCGTGCCCATAATCCCCGACATCTGAATCAGGTTCTCAGGGGAATACAGGTCGCACATCAATTGCGCCTTAATCCGCAGCAATTCAGAGGCGAACACGGCCACATCCATCTGCATACGCTTCAGGCGCATAGAGGCATACTGGCCCTTGATCTGTTGGGCAGTAGCAGTCTCAGAGGCCACGCTTGAGCCACGAATGATGTCGCTCAGTCCGGTAACGTCATAGACCACCTGTTTAGCCTGTTCACGGGCTTGATAGCATTGGTTCAATGCTTGGATGGTCTGATCTAGTGGCAGAAAGTCAATCGTGCCCTTAACGCCGCCTTTTTCAGAGAAAGCTGCCCATGAATCTACGGGGATAAGCTGGTTGTCGAATCCCTCGTTCAGCATCCGCTGAATACCCGCTTGGGAGGCGTCATACACACCCACCACCTTGACCGCTTCAATCAGCAACGAAATGCGGTTGGTCAGCTTATCGATCTCGTCCGCTTGGTCTTGGTAGAGAACGTAGTCAGGAACAGGCACAAGGGTTTCTGTCGTCTGAGTAGCGAACAAAGGACGGGGCAAAGGCCAAAAGTTGTCCAGGCCGTACGGGTCGTTCTTGTGGTCGAGCAGCTTATCCTCACCCTCTGCCACCCAATAGACACACTCGCTGGTCTTGTCCCAAATCTCCCAAATCTCTGCCTTTTTCATGGCTTCAGCGTCTGATTTGCTGAATCCCGACTTGAGCATATCGTCAAGACCTTGGGGGACGTGGGTCAGGTTGATGTCTTTGAATTCCTCACCGAAACGCTTAACGACTTCCTCTTTGCTCATGTAAACACGGCGAGCGCACCAAGTCACTTCCTCCCATGTTCGGGCAGGGGTGCAGCGGAAATCCTCCCAGTAAACATAGTCCACAGGTGTGGTTTCTACGTTCATCTCAGGGGTTTGCTCGCCATAGCTAGGCTGTTGGGCTTCGTCCGAGTATTCACCCTCAGGGCTTTCCATTGGGGACGATTGGATAATGTCCACGCTCTTAGACTCAAATCGAACCCATGCCACACCGCGACCAGGCAATAGGCGATCCATCACCGCCAACTTGATGGAATGGTCGAAGTCTGAATTGTTGTCAATCTCGTATTGGAGCGCACGTTCCAGAATGGTCGAGGCTGTTCGTGCTACTGGGTCTTTGTCCTTCCAGCGGCGTTCCACCTGTGCGCGAGGTGTGCGGCCATACAAAGCGGGGAGCATGGTCTGTATGTTTGACCAAAGGACGTTGTAACGCTTAGAGGTGAATGACTGTGTGCGGTCGTCCCGATACCGCTTGACGATCTTTTTACCGCGCTTGCACCATGCTTCGTCCTCTCGCTTGGCTTGCTTGAGTTCGTTCTTCCAGCGTTTCGCTTCGGCAATAGGATTCATCTTTTTCATTGCTTGTTCCATTCTTTAGCAATCGCTTCGGCGTGTTCCAGTGTGGTGAACTTAGCACCCGGTTTGTCAGGGAACGACAGGCAGTTAAACCCTTGAGCATTCTCAACACCTGCCCATTGGCCGTAATCAGCCGCTTTATATGGTGGAATTGCAAAATGCTTGGTTGGCTCTGCGTTCATATGCGCTCATTCCTTCGGGGGGATTCTTTCCACAGGTCGTCCAGTGGAGCCGTAATAATGCGATTATTTTGCCCTTTTATGGCCCATTTGTCCATTTTTTCGTCAATTTTGGGCTTATGTTCCTGCATTACCTGACAGCCGTAAGCAAACGCATCGGACGGATGGGACGCCCAATTGTGGTTTGGTTCACGGCTAAAAACGCCATTATCCTCAGAATACAGAAACTCCCATGCCCTTAAGCCGTCTAATCCAGCCTCGCACAGTTGAGCGTTAAAGGCGCACCTATCTATCACCTCACGGGCCGCGCTGATCTGATCTTGCTTCTTGGACTGAGGCACTAAGCCCACATAACTAGCCCCGAAAGCCGTGATGAACCGCTCCATCGTTGTATGGCGCGATTGGAAGGTCTTAGCCCTTGAGTCGTGGGGTAGCCACACCTTGCCCACTTGCTTGGCCCCTAGCTGCCTTATATTGTCTTGGATGCGGGGAATCCACTCATCAGCGTCTAGCCCGTTATCCCCATCGTATTTCAGGACGTTCACACCGCCTGGCACACGTTGCCAATACCAAAATGATGCTGTGTCCCTAAAACCTAAGTCAGCCGATACCTCAATAGGCATCCCATCAGGGTCATACACCACATCGTTATGGATGCGCTTATCTCTCTCAGCCTTCCCCACCCATCGAGCAAGAATAGCGCCTTGTGACGAGCCATAAGCCCCCTCCCAAATATGGGCGGCTCTATCTGGGTCGGTTCTGTAATCCTGCTCCATCTCTTGCCGAAGCACATCAGGGAACCAAGGGTTATCACGCCAATTGACCATGCGCCCAATAGCGTTTTGAGGCTTGTTCTTGCCGCGGAAAAACACATCTACGGGGTCAGTTTTGTATCTGGGGTTCCAGCTAAACAAAAGCTCAGAATCTGGGATGCGGATTGTCGGGCGCAATAACTCAAGGCTGTAACCGCTTAAAGTTTGCGCTTCCTCTACCCAAGCACGTTTGTAGCCCTCAAGCGACTTAACAGAATCAGCCGTGTGGTTCTGCATACCTTGGAACGTAATGATTCCAGTGCCATTGGTCGATAAAATCTTGGCGTCTTGAACTTCAAAGTAATAGCCAGCGTTTAGCTTTTCAATCTTTTGCTCAAGCAGCTTTTTTACGGACTGATCTAGCGACTTTTGCACTTGGCGCACACATACAGTACTTTCATTCTGGTCAATGGCGTGGGCCTCAATGATGTATTCGCCAAAAAAGTGCGACTTTCCAGAGCCACGGCCACCGTATGCAAATTTGTACCGTGCAGGCTCAAAATAATCAGCAGCCCATCTAGGGGTTGCGATTTCCAGTGCTTGCATTACTTTTTAGGGTCTACGATGACCCGCTTAATGGAGCCAATCAGCAATGGGTTTTGTTGGTCGCCAGAAAGCTCTAACTTGTCCCCGTAGATTTTGGGCAACATCTTGGACAGCATCCACTTGCGTGTATCCACCCTGAGACGGTTTCGAGCCACAGCCGTAGCACTGAGGTCTAGGCGTACATCGTCACCATCATATTTAGCCTCTACCTCTGTTTCATCAGCGATATTGAGGATGGAATCGGCCAATTGCAAATAGCCAATTTCACGGCTTCGCGTGTATTGTGTAAGGAACTCAGGATTGGATTTAGTCCAATTGAGTACGGTTCTAGCTGATTCGCCTACTGATTCAGCGGCTTTGCGTAGGCTAGCACCATCCTCTAGCATGATGCAGATTTCGTCAGCTTTGTCTTGATTGAACATTCTCATATCCTCGGGTTAGCCTAAGATGTGCGAATTATATTAGGTTTTGTTATTTAGGGTCATTTGATTACTCGGTATCCAATGACGTCTTTGCCTCTAGCGCAATCAGTCCAGTAAAAGCAATCAGCAGTGTCTTTGGCTTGCTCACCATCCCGCAAAATCACCTCGACCATTGTGTCTTGAGGGACAGGGCAAGCGTCACCAGTCCAGTTTATCCAGACGTCTGCCTCTTCGCTCATCGTTGCACCTCTTTTGACTTAACCTCACCCAAGGCTAACAAGAACAAGAACGCCACAAAAGGGCTTAAAAAGAACGCTACTAATCCCCATCCAATTGGGCTGCGCTTCAGGCGGCTTGCGTACATACCTGCGGCCACGCTGAGAGCGATAACCATAATAAAAAAAATTGCAAAAAACATATCTAACATATCTTCTCCTTTTGTTGATTGACGGCCAGATAAAGCACTGTTTTTGTTTGCCCACTTGACCATAAGGTCGGTTGAGGTTGCAAGGTCGCTAACACCTTACCCGTCAAGGATGAAGATTGTTGCGGTTGCGATCCGCACAGAGCATCGGGATTAAGGTCGTTTAGTGTGTTGTTGCAACAAGTGACACCAGAGACTTCCACTGACCGACTTCATACCTGCCAATCTTCATTCTTGACGGTGCTTAAGTATAACAAAGTTTTGCGCTCTTGTGCAAAATTATTGCCCTTTTTTTAGCTCTCTCAACTTAGCCCGATAGCTTGCGGCCAAGTCCCTCAGTTCGTCATGCGTGTATTTCCTTGGGGTTTGGTCGGCCTCTAGTGCCTCGACAGCTTCTAAGCCTATGCGCTCAATCAAGCCCTTACGGTACTCGACATGGTTCCCGCCCAAATGGTTGTTGCAATACTTGGTTTGCCCGTGTACGTTGTTTTCCACAAAGCGCAGGTGTGGCGCTGAACCCACCGAACGGTAGTGGCCTGCATCAAAGCTGTTTGGGCCTGTGTTCAATGGTTTGCCGCAACAGATACAGGGTTTGTCTGCATCCCTAGCCCTGATAAAGGAGTTGAACGCTATTTGCGCGAGTTTCAGCAACTCAGGCTTTGTTTTCATCGCGTCCAGCTTTTCCCGCACCGCCTTCTTGTCCTGGCGCTCAGACTTTGCCGCACGTTTCTGGTTTAGCTTTTCCACCAAAGCAACAGCGCAAAAGATGGAGCAAGCCTGTTGCATAGACCTTGAGGGGGTGAATGTCTCGCCGCAATGCTTGCACTTTTTGGGCTTCATGGCCCATCCTTAAAAACAACACCAAGCGAAGTAACAGCATACGACTCCACCTGCTCGGTAAATTCTGAAAACGCCTTCACCCCCAGCTTGGCGCTACTTTTGCCAATCACCTGACCGCTTGGCAGTTCCTCCACCCCGAGAAACAACTGTTTGAACTGCTCATGCCAAACCTCGGCGCTGTATTTCCTCCCGTTCATCACGACTTGATCGGCGATCTGAGCCAAGATTCCATTGCCCCAATATCTCGCGTTTGCCTCGATTGAACGGGTTTTTTCCTTGACCTGCACCATCCACCCATCCGGTGCGTTTTTAACGGCTTCCAGAGCGTTTAAACGGGCTTGGTGGTGGACTAGGACAAAGGTTTTCACGCTGCATCGACTTTCTCGATCTTTTCAATCATGCATTTAATAGCCAAATACCACAAATCGGCATCGTCATCTTCGTCAAGACTGCCTTTGAGCAAGGTTACGATTTTTGCTCGCTCCTTTTCGGCTACCAAAGCGGCAAAATCTGCCAAATCGTCCAAGTAAACGCCATCAGAAAAAGGCGTGTGAAATTCGTTAAGAGACTGGTTGTAGACAATGCCCGACTTCATTGCCATGCTCAAAACTTCATCTTTAGTCATTTCATCCCCTTCGGCGCTTGGCCGTCAACCATTCTTAGCCACGGGCCAACATCACCATCAGAACGCTCCCACCTATAAAGCATCCTGTCTGGGTGTGTCTCTACGTGACGCTTTAAGCCGCATTTGCAAACCTGTTTTGTCGGCAAACACCAACGGTTTTCTGCCACGGTTTCCCAATCGTGTCTGTGCTTTTTTAACTTGACACCGAACCAGCTCAAAAAAATAGAAATGTAGTTTTTTTGCATTTTGTACATTCATACTGAAGATTGCCGATGTGCTTGCCGTGTTTATGGCCGTAAACAGCCGCGCACCAAAATTGCTTGACCCATTGTTTAATTTTTATCATCTCAGACTTTCGGCGCTACGTGTTTATCGTGCCATTTTTGGAAAACGGGCCAAACTGGGTCTTTTAGTTTTGGCTCATAAACCTTGGTGCAAGCGCGGTCAGTAAAGAATGTCGGGCCACCGTATGAGTGGTACTCCATCCAAATGTACCGCTTGCCAACATGGAACCGCGCCCACGGGTTCACGCAAACAATGCCGTTTGGTATGCGTTTGCAGGTCATTTGCCCACCTTCGGCGCTTGCCCAAAATATCGGTGGTACGACTTCCCAAACACCTTCGTTTTCGTGATCGTCCAGCCCCTGTCTTTCAGTTCGCTCATCCGCTTATGTGGGCAGACTGTCCGAGCCTCCATGATTATTTCAAAAGCTGTTACGCCTTTTTTGCGCTTGAGTAATCGCTCGACTGTTGCAATTTGGTTCATGTCTCACCTCAAAAAGGAGCCGCTGGCATCTTTGCCAACTGGGATTGGTTGTATTCCTTAACCTGCGCCGAAGTCCAAGGTGTTGGCTTGGTTGCAGGGTAAGTGACTGCGAAGGGCCATGTGGGGGTTTTCATGGTTGGCCCTTGGAGTTCTTTTCTTTTAGCTTGGCCTCGACTGCCTCAAGCAGCGGCTGGTCATGCCAGTTTTCAGCATCTGCTTGCCGATAGATGGCTTCCTTTTCCTCATCCGTCAGCCCCGCCCAAGGCTTCGGCGCATTACAGCTCGTACCGGGCCAACAGCAGGGGTCAAGGGGTAATGCATCTGCCAAAGCCTCGCGCATCATGTCGTAGGCCGTGCCACGGCTGACGCCAAGTTCACCAGCGATGATGTCTGCGATGTCGGGGGTCATGTGTTCTTCTCCTTGATTTTGGCTTCGAGGGCACGGGCAAAATCTTTGATGTTGCCAAGGCCGCAGTTCTCAATGTGCATTTCGCCAAAATGCCTTGCGGCTTCTGTCAACCTTTCCTCATTTGTCAGCCCAACCCATTGCCGTTGTGCTGCGGGTGGTGCATGAACGGTTACAACACTGAGCGCCCAATCAAGCCACTGCTCGGCGGTCATGTCGTAGTAGCCAAACGGCCCCACAGAACAAAGGGCTTCGCCAACACGAAGTGCGCCATTGCGCCACGCCACAGGCTCCTGCACAGGTGATGCAAGCGAGTTTTCAATCATTGCTTGAAATTCCTTACGGTCTTCGTGCCCACTGTCGTACCAATCCAGTGCCAGTTTCAGTGCTTCGTCTTTCGCGTGTGTCATGTAATCTCCTGTTGTTGAACCTTCATTATACAAATTTATTTTGTATCGTCAATCTTTTTTTGTTGCATACTAGCCACTAACTCGCCCACCAAACCCGCATAAAGACCACTTGGATGCGCCTCTAGCTCTTTTGCCCGAGCGTAGGCGTAAACCTTCCAGCCTTCGTGTTGGCAGAGTTTGAGTAGCTGGTTTAGTTGCTTTTCGTATTCCGTCACGGCGCGTCTCGGTTGTAATACCGCTGCTCAGAGTCGGCTTGACGGGCGTTAGGGCTTGGGTTTTTGGTGAACACGCCACCCGAGACAATCCGCGCACCGCTGTCAATACACTTTTGAAACAGTTGGTCAGACCGGGCCTTTTCGCTTGTCTCGATAAACACGATCATGTCCACCACGAAGCGCAAGTCCATGTCCGGTATCTTGTCGCCATGTACGCACACCACGGTCGGGGAGTCGTACTTAAACCAATCCACCTTAACCTTGCTGTCCACCAACGTGACAGACGGTGGCTTTATGCCTTGCATACGCATTTCGATCAATTCTTTGTTGCCGATCATAAGAATTTCCCCGTGTAAACCGAATGGATGTGCGGCCATGTTTTCCAGTACTCCATCAACGGGTCATCAGGATTGCCCTTAAGCTGGCTAGATTGACGATCAAACCAAAGGCCAAAGGTTTGCTCGCCAACCGAAGAACCGCTGTAATGGCGCTGCTTAACGCTCTTGATGAAGGTGTCGGGCATTTTCATCTTGTCGGCGTTTTGATCTTTTGCTTCCTTTTGGGCTTCGGCCTCTTTGGAAAGGTTGCGCCAAATTATGAACACGTTATCCACAATGTCAGTGATAGCCGATGAACCTTTGATGCTCGACTTATCGGGTTCCTCTCCAGACTTCACGGGCTTTTTGGTATGGTGGACTAGGTGAACGTGGCATCCCGTTTCCTTCGCCATGTCGAACAAATCAGAAACAAAGTCCTTTTCGGCGTTGTAGTTATCCGTGCCGGGGATGCACTTTTGCAGGTTGTCAATAATGAAGTGCTGAACGCCAAACTTATCAACGGCGTACTTCATCGAGCCAAGCAACAAATCTGAATCCACGTTGCCCAGGCGGTGAAACAGCCACATATTCTTTGTCCATTCGATCATCTCTCGCGCTGCATCATCCAAGGCTTCAAGCTGCTTTTCAGTAAGGTGGGAAGTATCCTCATCCTCAAAACAAACGTGGCTGTAAATCCTCAAAAGGCGCTTAAACGTCTCGGCGGCTGTCAGCTCAAGGCTTGCCAAACAAATCTTGTTTTCTTGGCTTAAAAGCGACATAAGAACTTGGTTCATCACCAAAGACTTACCCTGCCCAGACTCACCCGCCCAGATCGTTACCTCACCGGGGCGAAAGTGAAACAGCTTTTTTGTCTTTTCCCAAGGCATATAAACCCGCTTGCCTCGGTCTTTCGGGCGATACGATTCTTGCAGGTGCTCCAAGAAAGCCGACGAATGAACGATGGTTGTCGTGTGCTCGGTTGACTTCAGGTATTCGGCAAAATCAATGTTTTCAGGAATGTAGTTCATGGCTTAAAACCAGTTTTTAACGGGTTGATCGACTGGGCTTGATGAACTCCATCCATCCCACGATTGTTTATTCAGGTACACCAAAGGCGCGGGGACAAACTGACCATCCATCTTTGTCCAATCATCCGAAGTCGCCATGCTTTCCAAGTGACCAAGAATCTGATCGGCAATGCCGTCATATCCGCGCTTTGACCAAACATCATCACACTTCGACTTTGACCCCTTACGTTTGCAGTTTGGATATGTTGACCAAAACTCAGCGAAGCGTGTATTTGTATTACTTGAAGATGAAGATGAAGATGAAGATGAAGGGGTTGGTTTTTGCTTATCCTCTTGGATAACCTTAAGGTTAACCTTACCCATATCCTTTAAGGCCGGATTTCCACCCTTAGACCCGCCCGCAGCCCTTATCTGGCGTAGGTTTTCGTCTCTTATCATGCGTTTGGAGCAGATCGACCCATCCTCGGCAACTTCATAGACTCCAGCGTCTTTAAGCTCGGCCAACCAACCTTCGACAACATCTAAGGTTTCGCCAACCATGCGCCCAAGGTTTGCGGGAAGGATAACCTTATCGCCAACCTTTAGGTGCCCATATGGTTTACCTTCGTGCATAAAACAGATCATGTCAATCCACAATCCACGCGCACCAGTAGAGCATGACCTGAGAGCCGTATCACGAAGCCAATCACTAGGGTAAAACTGAAATGATGGGCGCTTCATGTCAGACCCCAAACTCTTTGGCAAGATCAATCAAACGGCGCTCAATTTCGGCTGGCGTGTAATCTGCCGACTTGTTGCGAAGAAAAGCTTGCTTTGCTTGCGAGTAGCTTGCCCACTGATTCCGCAATGTCGGGCGGTGTGCCTGAATGACATTTTTTGCGGGTTGTACTTTCGATGCGTACATAAAGACTCCAAAAAGAAAACCCCAGAAGGCCCGTGGTAACAGCACGAACATTCTGGGGTCAGCCTTACGGCTTAGATTTCTACGGGTCTGTTACACCCAAAATCTAAGCCGTCTAGGAAACGATTTTACTTGCTCAACTTACGAAAAGCAAGCCCAAATTTATCATCGAGAATCGGACGCCACTTATAGGCAACCCCGTTCCTTGTCCACGCTTCGACCTGTGGGCCGCTGGATGCGCCTAGCTTTTCAGCAACGACACGGTATGAGCCGCAGATAGAACGGGCGTAGGCAAGAAGGGAGGAATAGTATTGGTCGGTTTTTTTCATGCGCGTAGTATAACAAAGAGTGTTGCAGTGTTGTAAAAATATTTTTTGTTGTAAATGTTGCCACGCTTGCAAAATTCTGTTGTATACTTGAGGCTCAACAACAGGAGATAACATGACTTTTGACGCACAGGAAGATCGCCACCGCTTTGAAGATCACACGCCGATGGATGAAACGGATGCAGAGATTCAAGGCTTGGTTAACGTGTTGACCGACCCAAAGATTTTGGCCGATGCTTTTGCCGACTTCATCGTCTACTCAGACGAAGGCTTGGCGGCGCTGGCAATCATTCTCGGGGCTAACTCAACTGATCGCAAAATGGCGGCTATTGAGAAGCTGAAACACGCTTACATTGACGCGCCTTACACCGTGACTGTTCGTGAGGCCGAAGTCACTAAACTTTTGAGTTAATGGGGGGAATGACATGGTTATTTACCGCCTTTTCAAGTTCTACCGTAGAAGCGGTATGACTACAATCAGCGCCTTTCACCGGGCAGTTATCACGGCCTTTCGGGGCTACTAAGGAGAGAACATGAGCATCGCAACACTGCTTACAACGAACGTAAACGAGCATACAGAGCGCAAACAGAACCTGACCTACCTCTCGTGGGCATGGGCATGGGCAGAGGCTTTAAAAGCCGATCCAAAGGCCACCTACAAAGTGGAGATGTTTGGCGACAAGTGCTTTATGGATATCAACGGCACGGCAATGGTCTGGGTCACGGTCACAATCTTTGACAAAGCCATGACCTGCCAGCTACCCGTGATGGATCACCGCAACAAGGCAATCCCAAAGCCTGACGCTTTCCAAGTGAACACGGCAATCATGCGCTGCATGACAAAGGCACTCAGCTTGCACGGCCTGGGGTTGTATATCTATGCCGGAGAGGACTTGCCCGAAGGCGAAGAACCCGCACCAATCCCTGCACCTGCGCCCAAGATGGTTCACCGTCCCATTGGCAATCCAGAGGAAAACGTCACAGCCGAAGAACAGGCTTATTTGCGTGAACTCGCAAGCCGTTTGACCGACATGGTTGATGCAGGTTCAGGCCCAGTCGCAGCCGAAGCGTTAAAGGGTGAGAATTTGGAGGAGCCACAAAAACTGTTTATCTGGAGCTTGCTCCCGTCCCATGTTCGATCAGCAATCAAGAAAGGTTAAGAATGAGTTTTGCAGACGTAGAACTGTCCGTGGTTAGATGGGCAGAGGCAAGGAAAATCTACCCCAACAGCAACCCCAAGGCTCAGAGCATGAAAACGCTTGAGGAGGCGGGGGAACTGTTGGAAGCGGCCACGGCCCTCAAGGTCTTGAAAGATGCAGAGATGGAACACACGCCTATCTATGCTCACTGGCAAGACAAATACAGGGATGCCATTGGGGACGTTATGGTGACTTTAACCATCGGTGCAGCTTTGGCCGATGTTGACCTGGTGGAGTGCTTTAAAGGCGCTTATGAGGAAATCAAAGACCGCAAGGGCCACATGAACAGTAGTGGTTTATTTATCAAAGAGGAAGCAAAGTAATGGCACACAAAACACACGACCTAGCGGTCAAAGTCGGTTCATACACCAACCAACAAGGCGAACAAAAGAATCGCTATCAGAACGTGGGCGCTTTGATGCAAGGCGATAACGGGCCTTTTATCATGCTTGCCAAGTGGTTTAACCCCGCTGGCGTTCAAGATGATCGTGGCGGTGAATCCATCCTGATTTCGGTCTTTGAGCCACGCCAAGATGGTCAGCAAGCACCAGCACAGCGGCCAGCTTCACGACCTGCACAGCGGGGAGCGCCAGCGCCTCGACAATCAAACGATTTTGACGACCCGCCTTTTTGAGGCATAAATACAACAGCCCTTCGGGGCTGTTTCTACATAAGGGTTTGTCCCTATATGTGGTGCAAAGTTTTGTTGTATAGTAGAGGCTTCAACAACAGGAGATAACATGAAACACAAACCAATGGCAACCTACAACCGCAAGGGCTACGACAAAGGCGACCTTCTCGTTATCGGGGTCTGCTTTGCAATCTTTGTAGCGATTGCAGTGATGCACTTTGCTGGCTGGTTGCCAGGTGACGTATGAGATACATCGTCATTCTTTTAGCCCTAGCTTTGGGGACAGTTTTGATTAACTGGTCTTTTGAGTTAGGTGAAAAACAAGGGTATGCCAAGGGCTACTCTGATGGAAAACGGGTTGAGCCTAGCACCTCACAATGTCTAGGTTTTTGGTTTGGCGGGAAAGTGCCTGATAACCGGATGAATGAATTGAGAAACTTTTGCAAGGAGATGAAATGAGCCAAGACCACGAGAGTTGCCCACAATGCGGGGCTGATGACTACGAAACCCACCGACCCCATTGGGCTGATGGTGTAGCGCCTTTTAAGCCGTTCTGTGAATGCCGATGTGGTGCTACTTGGGATGAAGATCAGCCATTGCCAACAACAGGGGAAACCAAATGACCCCCAAACGCCACGACCCTTTGACCTACCGTTACCCCAGGACGGCCAGCCAAGCCTTTGGTTACGAAAGCCCCGTAGAGTTGCCAAAAGAACCCTCATTGCTTCGTTGGTGGGGCGAGATGTTTGTAGCCCTCAACATAGTTCTTTTCTGCATCTTTGTCGTAAAGGTGGTTTTATGAACAGCGACCACAAAAGAATCACCATCCCCGTGGACGACAACATAGACAAAATCCGTGCTTTCATCCAAACACAAACAGGGGTTGAAATGACTTACACCCAGTTATTTAACCACCTGATTCACTTCTACATCACCCACGCCGCCGAACCTCGCACGAAATGGGCACCAATCTTTCACGATGTCTCCCGAACCAATCGACCTAATCCGAGCAACTAAAAACCCGTGGGGGCTTACAGAATCCCAGTGCTATGTGCTGAGAATGTATTGCACCTACGGAAACAACAAACGAACCGTCAACGCCACGAACACCAGCGCAAAGAATATTGAACACCACCTACTTGTTGCCCGTAAAAAGATGGGTTTTCGAGGCAGTGACATTCGACTATTCCTTCAATGGAATACATGGGTAAATCAACTGGAACTTTTTTATGAACACAGCACACAATCGAATCATCGCTGAACTTGCCTCATTCCCAAACATCACGGTTTACCGCCTAGCCACCAATCTGGACATGGAACTGGAAAACGTGCGCCAATATATGCGTGAACTTGTTGAACTTAAGAAAGCCACTTGCAATTACGGACGCTGGAAATTGTGGGAAATGGCGCAGGTAACAGGCCCACGCTTTATCCCTTCAGGGAAATACGATGGAGCCGAATTAAAGCCGTTTACATGCCGTCCGGGGTCGATGGATGCCTATGCATTGCCCAGTCTAGATAATGGCGAGAAAACAGCTTATAACGGCCCTAAACCGATTTTGACGACTCAGCTTGTTGACCGACAGAATCATCATAACTGACGAAAAAAAGCCCCGGTTTTTTAGGCCGGGGCAAAGGTTTTGCAACCACAGGAGAGACAATGACAATCTCTGTGACCGATTTTAACTGATTCCAGGTGTGTATTGTGTTTTGCCGCCCACGCTTTTAGCGGTCAAGGTCTGGTTTTTCAGGTTATCGGGACTGTATGAGACATGAACCCACCCTGAGTCGGGGACGCCCTTGGTGTAAAACTCCAAAATTAGCTGCGTGAACTTGAGGTTATCCCGAATCCACTCAGCAAGGGTCTTATTGTCCATTCCTAGCACTTCAATATCAGCGGCCATACCAAGGGTGTGGTCTGAGGTCTTGGAGCCTCCAACAGCCTTATTTACCTCTGGACTACGATAACCCGAGTTCACAATTACAGGCCCACATTTATCCCGAATCGGTTGTAAGACGTTATCAACCAATGCTTGCAGGTTGTCAATCACCCTCAGACTTGGGGTGTTGTCTTTGTTGCGGACAGAGGTTTTAGACAGTTCGGCAACAGTGAAATGCTTGGATAAGTTCATTTTTTCAGCGTGTTGAGTTCTTCAGTTTTAGCCTTAGAACCAGCGGACGAACCGAAGTAAAAATTGATGATTGTTGCCACCACACTACCTAGCAAAAAGCCAAGGATAGTGTCGGCGAAGCGCACATTCTCAGAGGGAATCGTCCCAAAGGTAATGAAGCCAATGTAGAGGGCAGAGGCAATCGACCAACAGATCGCCAACCAGATAGGGAATTGCTTTACAAAGTTATCACTCATTTTGGCCATGCCTCAAAAATTAGTTGGGCGTTTGCTGAGAGATCGTCAGCCGTTCTCGCCATTTCGACAATTTCTGTTGAACACTCTGCGAATACGTCACTGAGGGCTTCAACATAAGCGGGGGAGGCGCAGGAATTGACGCCTTCACCTCGACCGTGTGCGATTTGGTCGCGCAACCGAACAAGCTCAGACTTAGCCCCGTCAGCAGCAGCACGGTTTTTGCTCGCAACAATTTGGGCGTTTGTAAGTGCTTCATCTTTTACCTTTTGAAGTCGCAAAGACTCATCAGCCGCCGATTGGATAGCAGCCTTTTCACGTTCGGTTGCTTGATGCTGAATTTGTTCAATCTCATACCCCAAGCGCCAGCCGTTGATTAAAAAACCAACAGCCAGCCCCGCAGCGAATAAACCTGCTTTTAGGTACATCAGTTGCCGTAGAGCAAGACTTGACCAGAATTTCCGACAATGGGTTCTTTGCGGCCCTGAACCAAGTCCACAATCATGTCATTGCTAGACTCTTGGTTTTTCACCGAGTTGTTGCTGTTTGTGATCGCCACATCGGTCTGAGCCTTGATGCCGTAGATTTGGGTCAGCGAAGGAACAATCAAAGATGCCCAGGGGAGGATTTGTTCTGCCACAGACTTAGGTGCGGCAATCATGGATTGAGAGCCTTTGTTCTGCGCCTTCAGTGCGAAATACATCAAGCCCATGCCTTTTGCCTGAGCGTCACCAGTAGCGGCCATGTTAGCAATCGCAGTATCGGCCCGAAGCTCGTTGTCAGCTTGGCGTTTTTCACGTTCGGCAATAGCGTTGTAGTAGGCATCTTGACCCGTGGCGCAAGCCGTCAAGGTCAAAACCAGAGCAGTGGCAAGGATGATGCGTTTCATTTGATTTCCTTTGATAACAAAGATTTGGCCCGTTCAATGTCAGCCTCGTATGACTTTTTGCAATGCTCTTTCTCAAAGACATACAGCAAAATATCAATGGTTTTCTGCGTCTTAGTCCAGCCTTGGCGATAAGACCGACCCGAGATTGATTCGTTAGGATTGGTTTCGTCTAGCCGTGGCAAAAAAGCCACGTTGCACAGTTGGCTAAAAGCGTCACCAATGGCTAGGAATCGCTTAAGCATCAGGCCACTCCAAGACAGGTAACTCACCCTTGATAGCGTCATACCCGCTAGGCATTGGGCGAGTTCCTGCTTTGACTTCCTCATAGATGTCATACAGCTTGGCCCACGTTGCATCCCGTGATTCAACACAGTATTGCCCTTCATCAGCAAACTTTGGATTGGCGCTCGTGGCATAAGTGCAAGCACTCAAAATGCCGTCATAATTGCGAGTCTTGGCAAAAGCATCCAAACGGTCTTGGGTTGCTTGGGTGATGCTGTTCTTGATGGTTTCTGCTTGTTTAGCAGGGTCAATCTTGATAATCATGGCTTCACCTCAAATTCGCTAGAAACACCACCAACACCGTCAGTCAGGTCAGCTTCGTCAACCGTCCAAGCATTGCGCTCAGAGCGATCAGATGGAATGTCAGCAGCGTCCACGATTTTGAATGGCTTGCCAGCAGGAACGTCCTTGATTGCAATGGCTTGGATGCTGTGCTGCTCAAGGGCTTCTGGTGTAGGGATGATGACAGCGACCACGCCGTTGTCTTGGTTGTAGATGATTCGGTTCATGGTGTGTCCTTAGCGGAAGATGGATACCATTACGGGGTCTGCGTCAAACACACCACCAACTGAAACTGCTGCAAATGTCGCTGTAAATCGAAAACTACCTGCAAGCCTTGTTGCAGTAGAGTACCCACTTATGGAGTACGCGCCAGAGGTGTTTGGGGTACTTCCATTCCCGAGTGCTCCAGTTGCAGCATAATTCGCATCAGGCAGCGCAGTCGTGAAGTTCACCGTGTAATCGCCAGTCCCGTTATCCGTGATGCTCGACACGTTCCCACTCGCACGGATCGCCACAGTGCCAGTACCATTGAAGTTCACCCATGCGCGGCAAGCGTAGATTGGGGCAGAACCCGATGCGTTTAGCGCCGCCTTAATGTCAGGCGACAGCGCCAATCCACCATAACCCTGAATCTTGCTTGGAGCCGATGCCCATGTCCCCGCCGTTGATTGGGTGCTTTCAACAAAACCAACCACTCGGAAAGGAACGTTCGTTCGTGCTGTGGTCGAATAAACCACCGTGGCACTGTCTGAAGCCGTGTCCAGAACCGTAGTGCTAATCAAAGCCGATTCGTCCAAGGTGACCGAACTATTGCACACAGCAATCTCAACCGTTCCAGCGTTGTCAATCGCAAGAATCATCACCCGAGACAAAACAGCGTTTGTAGTCCCCAAAGTAGCACCGGATGGAACCACAGCACTGATAGCCGACCCAATGTTGCGGGTAGTTACAACACCACTTCCAAGCGTAGCAGACCGGAAATCAAGGGCTGTCGGGTTTAGAGTAACCGTCAAGGCATTAGACGCAACCGAAGCCGTCACAGGCTCAATCTTGCTCGTTTGAGCAATGGCGTTACCTTTTTGGTAAGCAACCACAATCCACTTATCAGCCGTTCCCAAAGTAGCGCCTGGAATCACAATCAGCGAGTCACCAGCCGCAGTCGTGATGTTTGCATTGCCGGGTAGAACCAATGTGCTTGAGTTTGTAAGCGTCACAGCGCCCTCAAACGTGAGGAACCTTGGCCCTCTAAAGTTGCTGCCGAACGAGGTGATCGTGGTCGTGCCAGTCACCCGAAGGAAGCTAGTATTTTGAACGCCAATGTCGGTTGTCGCAGCAGAGGCAATGTCAGCCTGAGTGCTTGCACCAAAAAGCTGTGCCCATGTCGCTGCATCAGTCGTTGCAGTGCCAGCGGCTAGGTTCGTGATCTTATAGTTGGCAAGGTTCAAATTTCCCAACATGGGACTTTGCCCATCACGACTCACGGACTGCGTAAGGGCCGCTGAAATATCGTTTAACAGCGCGTTCCAGTCACCAGCCGTAGCAAGCACCCCGTTTATTCCAGGACGCCATGAACTGTTGTTTGGTAAAAACTCTCCAGAACCATTGCGAGGCATCTTGCTTCCTTAAAAACTGATTCCCTACATTTTACCGCTTTAAATCTTTTTTTACCATACTCACACAAGCGCAAAAATCTGTTGTATAGTAGAGTCCTCATCAACAGGAGAAACCATGAAAACCTTAGCCTTCATTCTTGCCTTTTTTGCCTCTTTTGCTGCTCATGCTGAGTGGTTTGAACTGACCACATCAGGCGATAACATGACCACCTATTCTTACAAAATGGGTAGTTTAAAAAAGTCAAAAACAGACGCTCAAATCATCATCAGGGCCGAACACAACAACGGAGATAATCCAGACTTTCGCATCATCCGTATGACTGAGACAGACTGCCAAAACGAGTTTGGCGTTGTGCGCTTTTTTGACACATCAAACACTTTGCTGTTTTCCCACGCATACGTCAGGAACGGAGGCACTGTCGCTCAGTATCTTGGCGATTTTGTCTGTGAGTTGCGTAAAGACAAAAAAGGCATGATTTAAGAGGCTTGACAGTCCTCGGGTTTTGTGCATAATGTGGCTTGTCGATGCTGCCACATTGATGAACAACCAGGCCCCTTCGGTTCTGGCTCTCTGGGTTAAATCCCGAACGTGGCAGCGTGAGAGCAGGAACCCAAGGGGTTTGTGCTTTCTGGGGCTGAAACCGAAGTTTGTTCAGCATAAAAAGCCACTTAGAAGGCTACCCAAAACCCCGACTGGTTTGAATGTGGGCGGGCCTAGCGGCATCAACTACGCATCAAACGAGAAGCGGTATAGGTGGGAAAGGGTCTGCAACACCGCGCAGATGGTTGGCGAAGATAGCGACCATGACCCGAACGGCTGTCGAGTGGCTATGTCCGCACTGGGTATTGCTTAAAGGCTTTTCTTCTTCACTGAGGAAAGGCTGAGTGACGCCGAACCGCTTGGGTTTTATAGATAGTAGATAAAGGGGTAAATCATGGAAATCACGCAAGACAAATTAAAAGAGGCTTTGCACTACGATGCCGAAACTGGTGTTGTAACTTGGAGACAGGATCGCAAGTCAAATAAAGTCAAAGGTGAAATTGCCGGTTATTTATCTCCTTTTGATGGATATCGAAGAATACGCATCAACAACAATTTATATTTAGCGCATCGACTTATATGGGTCTATGTTATGGGCACATGGCCTAGTGAGCACATAGATCATGTTGATGGTGCTCGTGATAACAACAAATTTTCTAACTTGCGTCAGGCAACATCTAAACAAAATTGCGAGAACATTTGTATTGCAAAAAACAACACATCTGGCTATCGCGGTGTTTATTTTGATAAATCTTGCAAAAAATGGAAAGCGGCTGTTCGTCACTACAAGCAACGATTCCATCTTGGCTATTTTGAAACTGCTGAAGAAGCAGGAAAAGCAGCCGCCGCCAAACGTGCAGAACTCTTTACCCACGACACGGGTCGCGATCAAGTGAATACTTTTGCCTGACTTGCTCCCGCCCTATCTTTATGAAACGATATAACCCTTAGTTTTTTTGGGTTATGTATGGATGAAGATAGTTTAAGAGTCGGGCTAATCGTAGCGTTTTGGGTCGCGGTGTTTTATTTGAGCAACAGAAAATAAAAGCCCACGGCTACAAAATTGTGTTGTATGATGTGGGCTCTTAAGGAGTTGTCATGGAATACTTAACATTAATCGCAGTGTATCTAGCGTTTTTGTTTGGCGGCAAATGGATAGCCTTGCGAGAAATCAACAAACCAACGGG